ACGCTCCCTCAAACGCAACGTTAATTGCGTGTAATCATTTAGTGTGAATTCAGACGCTTCTTCCATGACTATGTCTGATATGCCTTTTATCGACTTTATTTTCTCTGGGTTATCTAATCCTTTAAACAAAAAAACTGCGCCGTTTGGCAATTCAACTTTGTTATCAGTCTTATTCCAAAGGCACATGTCCCAAATACCAAAGTTTATCAAACAATCTTTAACATCTTCGAACAAACTATCTTTAATTGTTGATTGTACTTTTCTAAGCCACAGTATACGCCTAGGATATTTCCAATCTTGCAATGCTTTGAGTACAACTTTTTGTATAACGCCGTGAGACTTACCGCTCGAACCTCCACCGTAATGTACTTCAGTGAAGTTATCGTAATTGGTTAGTATTTCGAATATGTTTCTATTGAAAACATTAGACGGTTTGTTAAAGTTTAATTTAACTTTCGTCATCGTACTCACCAATATTAATCTCAATATTCTTCTGAGTAATTTCTTTTTTATCGATATACGCACCATGTACTTTTAGTATGTGGTCAATAGATCTCTGACGCTCTTCAAAAGTTGGTGTGATTGTGTAAGTAACCTCTTTTTCCACTTCATCGTTTAAATGGTCATATTTCTTACTGTAAGCCTCTTGAGGTTCTCCTCTAGCAATAGAAGCAGATAACGCTAAAGCTTCTGTAATACTCATTAAACGCTCTTCTTGTATCTGTTCTAATCGTTCTTTAATATATTCCGAAACATTAACATTTCTTAACAATCGACTTGCTAAAGACTCTGCTGTTTTCTTACTATAACCTGCTGTAATTGCTGCTTTTTTACCATTACATCCATTCATTATATATTCATCTGCGAATCTCTTTTGTTTTTCGTTCATTTCATTTACCACCAACTCTCGCGCTATACGCTTTTTAAAATTAAAAAAGGATTGGCTATAATCAGCCAACCCACATAGACCCTTTATTCCTAATTGCGATAAGGGAAACGCAGTACGATAGTCAATATCCTACACTATCATAATATCTCATTTAAGGTATCAAAAACTGCCACTTTACTGCCAATTTCAGTCTTCCCCTAACTCTTCCGCCAATCTAGATATGATTTTTCTTTTGATTCTATGAGCAGTTCTATCAGAAATGTGTATGTCAACACAAACTTTCACTAATTCCTTTTTATTAAAATAATACTCTTGAATGAATTCGCGTTCTTTCCTGCTTGATGTGTTGATTATACGTTCAATAGCGCTCTTAAACTCAAGGATTTTACCTCTTCGTATACTACAAAGATAATTAGTTACTGCCATTTCTGTTTTCGATGTATTAGACGGTACAAACTCCCCGCCTATATTTGTATCTGTTGGAATCCATGGTGTCATTATTTCACTTCTTAAATCTTCGAGTTGCTTATGATAATTAGGATAATCACACAACTCATCTTCTAACTTTCGAACTGTTGATAATTTTAATCCATATTTCTTTTTAGTCATGAATACCCTCCATACAAATATTTTTAATCTTCAAAATGTCTCAATCTACTTCTTAATATCTCTATCTCCCGCTCTTTAACTTTCACATCGCCTTTTAACTGTTCAGCTTGCAACATCACACCAAACAATAAGATGACTAGTAATATAATTGCTATGACTAACCACATCATCTACTCTGACACCTCCGCCCTCATCAAATCAGACTGATCGCTCAACTTTGCGAAGTCACTCGGCGCCTCTACATCATCATTAGCCGTCATCATAATATATACTTGCTCAGTTACATACTTACCTAACTCATACATCGCTAGTAAGAATAATAGTCTTAATATTTGTTTAATCATTGTTTATCTACCTTCTTTACTTCGTATAAGACCGGATATAAATTTAAAAAGTGCATTCTATAACCAATCGTTTTAACTTCTACTTTGTCGCCTACTTTTAACCTAGCTTGTATGTCTGCGCTAGCAAATTTCTTTTTGAATAATAAGTCAGAGTTTTCAATGACTTGTTTGTTGTCTAATACAATATAGAACTTATCTTCTTTATCTTGTCTCTTGTTATATTTATCTGTAATTGTCCCTTGATGTACTTCTTTGTGTTGGTAACTAGCCACTGTATAGATAGGCAATGCGACAACAAGTAGCAATGCGGTTATACCGAATAATGACAGTATTCCAACAATAAAGATGTCGAACCCATCCATATTTTTAAGTTTTTTAATCATTTCCCACACTCCCTTATATTTTCAAACAACTGACCCACTTTAATAACTGCATCCCTTTTAACTTGTTTCTCGTACTTCTCTTTCGCTTCTTCTTTACTCTCTGCCTCAACAACTGTAAACCTTTGATTACTCTTAGCTTTAGTTATGTGTGTATGCTTGCGTCCTGTTGAATCTTTGAATGTTGTGACTAGGTATTGTGTCACTTCCCCAAAACCTCCTTGACTCGATCTAAGATGTCTTTACACGTATCCTTTTCCTGCGTCTGCTGTTCCATCTTGTCTTTCGTGGTTCCTTTTCATTTTCTTTTTGTATGCGTCAATGAGTTGATCGATAGTGTAGTAGTTGTTCGCTAATGCAAACGGTAAAAATAAGTTGCTACTATATGGACTTTCATACATTTCATCTATAGTTGACATAAATTCATCTACTACATCACTATCGTTAAAATCGATTTCAACTCGTTCTATATAGTCGTTAAAATCTCCGTCATCTAAATAACCCAAAATTTCTTCCATGTTATCTGCTTGTTGATTAGCAATACTCAATCCAAACGCTAACATGTCTGCTAACTCGTCTAGCTGTACGTCTAACGGTTTACCTGGTTTCTTCTTCCAATTCTTGAACGTTTCCAATGTGTTAAACCATTCAAAGAATTCAACCACATACGCAATCTTGCTATCTCGTAAATTTAGTGTTGGTATTCTATCGTCAAAGTCCTTTTGTATTTGTAATAACTCTTGTAACTGATCAATTGTTAATGTGTTAGTCATTTTCCTGCTCCTCCTCATATTTATAGACAACTTGCCCCGTCATAATTCCTACCGCTTCATCAAGTTCAATGCCTTCTTTAACTGAATGTTGAATAGCATTTGTCATTCCCTCAAGTATTTCATCAAACGCTTGTGCTTTCTTATACACGTCCTCAATCTCTTTTAGCAATCCCTCTGTGTCATTGCCGTTATACGCACTAGCACTTATAACGGATTGTTCTATTTGTTCACGGTTATCCATTTGTGTCATCCTCCGTATTCGGATAAAATTTAATAAACATTTTATTACCATGCTTATCTATGGCAATTAATTCTTCGTATTCGTCGTGTGATACATACTTATCAATCACACAATTTTGTAACATTTGCATCATTTGCATATGCTTTTCAGCATTCATCATTTCCATCTCCTCTAAAATAAAGTTAGTTGCTTCTGTTCCTCGTATTCCAAACCATGTTGCTTTATATATATTTCGAGCTCTTCAGCAGTATCAAATGTCTTTTTAACGCTTTGCCAACCTGGCACGATATGCCCATGAAAGTAATAAGTGCCGTTTACTACATGGATATGTGCCACTCGTTCGTTATCCCGATACAGATATCTCTTAGATCCGAAAAATTGATTTAAGTATTCTTTGCGTGCGTTATCTGTCATAGTCATCACTCCTTTTAACAATTAGGTAGACCAAACGACATGCATTCATCATATAGCTCTTCGTTCCTTATGCTTGTCTTATAGTTTTCAATCACATTGCTAACTTCTTTATGACTCATTGCTTTAACTTGTTCGTCTGTATATTTTTCGCAGTCTTCCAATTCCAGTTGTTCCTGTAATGACATCACATATTCAACTTGTTTTTGAGTTGCCATAGTTAACCCTCCCACAAATCAAAAGCTCTTTGGACGTAAAACTTCGCCTTTGCTAAATCCTCGTGTCCGTTTTTTAACGGCGCTCTTGACAAGTATTTGATTGCATTACCTATTGCGAATGCTAATTGTGGTGGGTACTGTGCCGTAACTTGTTCAATAAAATCTATAATTTCAATGTCGCCGTATGTGTAGTGCGCTGGTTGCTTAACATTGTCTTGTATTTCGTTCATATCTACTTTTCTGTTACTGATTATGCTCATTATGCTTCACTCCATTTCTTGAACATTTGGTTATAAGTGACATCGAACCAGTACGGATCACGTGAATGTTTTTGAGGTACATTAAACAAATGTGGCTTCTTTCTTCTTAGCTCAGCTTCTTTACGTCGTTGCCTAGCCATTTCACGCTCTTTGCTCTCTCGCTCCATGATTTTGGATAACACGATTTCTTTATACTCAGCTAGGCGCATGCCATAAGGTGCGTTTAAGGCTTCTAACAACGCCCAGCCACCTCGTACTCTTTTTGCAACCATTCCTCGAGTTAAACCATTCTTTTTTATCAATTCATTTTCATGTTCGGTAAATTTATATGGTTTACCGTTAATCTTTACGATACTCATTTATTCCACCTCTATATATGCATGTCTTATTTTTATGTCGTCATACTTCAATAACTCATCTGGATTTTTATCTAAACGCTCTGCTAGCATATCTTTTTCATCATCCACATCATCGAAATGATGATATTCAACTTCTGTAGGTATTCTTATATCAATCGTTGCATTTATATATGCTTGTTGTTGCATTAAATCACTTCATTTCTCTTTTTCTTTTACGTCTGACTTTCACTAAGTCCTCATATACCATCCATTCTTGACCTGTGTATTTAGGCGCTTTACATATCCACGTTAAATTCACATCTCTATACTGATATCTGAATATCTTCGCTTTGATGTTGGCAACTTCAGTCGCCTTACCTTTAACGTCTATAACTTCAACCAGTTTCCCTTCCTTCCACAAAGAGAAATCGGCTATATACGTAATCGATCTTTGTTTCCCGAATTTAGGTTGTAATTCAAATTTCGGTTGTAGTTCGATACGATCATAGTTAGTGCCATTCATATTACTTTCTAAATATTGGTAATATTCGCACTCTACTTTGCTATCAAATACAATTCCTTTGTACTCAACTTTCTTAGCGTTGTATTTACTCACTGTGCCACCTCTAAATATCAAATATCGTTGCTTGTAATCCTAGCTCTTGCTCATATAGAAGCCCGTGAGCGCCTTTGAAGCGTTTTAGGTCACTATCAGTCATAATTTTCTTTTCGTCGCTGAAATGGGCTCCTGTGAGCGAATAAACTTCATTTACGTTGTCTTTATACTTGATGACCTTAATATCTTCCGTGCCATCTTCTCGGTATAAGTAATATTTTTCTTTCGGCATTTTTAACACTCCTTAATGTGCGTTTTCTTCCAATTGATTTCATTCATAATTTTCTCTTCAACTCTGTCGTAATCATCGAAAGGCGATAACTCGTTATTGTCTAACAATCTGTTGACTGCCCAACCAGTCTCGATATATACATTTGCTACAATCGGGTCGTTTTGCTTTGTCTCTTCATACATCGATCTCAATAAGCTTTTGAATTGCATGATGTTCATGTGAAAAACCTCTGCGTCTTCTTGTAATACTCAAATTCAATTACTCCAGTTTCGCCGTCTTTGTTTTTAGCTATGTTACATTCAACAATAGACTTGCCTGTAATACTGTCATCTTCGTCACGGTTATAATAATCATCGCGATAAAGTAGCATCGCTAAACTCGCATCTGCTTCTATTCCGCCTGATTCTTTCATGTCCGATAGCATTGGTCTTTTATCCTGTCTAGACTCGACACCACGATTCAGTTGTGAAAGTAGTACGATGATTGCGCCTGTCTCATTAGCGATTATCTTTAAGTCACGTGATATCTTTTCTACTGCTACACGTCTATCAACTTTCGCATCAGTATCCATCAGTTGAAGGTAATCTATAAAAATAACTTGTTGCCCGTCTGAATGCCTCATTGCTTGTGCTCGCACATCTTGCGGTGTGATATTACTTTTATCAGAAATATCAATGCCTAATTTCATGATTTTATCCATCGCATTCGTTAACTTTGTTAAGTCATCCGGCGTTAAGTTCCTGATTTCTTTTATCTTTGTTAACTCAATACCAGTAATTGTTGATAACATACGTTTCAATACCGATGTGCCGGTTGTTTCGAGACTAAAGAAAGATGTTTTGTATCCATTTTGTGCTATGTTCAGCATCATGTTTAATGCAAAACCTGTCTTACCCACTGAGGGACGCGCTGCGATGACGATTAATTGTGATGGTTCTAATCCCCCTATTTTGTAATCCATTAGCTTGTAACCCGTCTTAATTTGCTTCTTAGGGCTATCGCTGTATAACTCTTCAACAAACTCCTCAACAAACTTCTTGGTTCCATCTTCTTTTTTGTTAGTAATTGTTTTTAAATCCTTGAGTTCATCAATCAAGTTGTTAAAGTTTTGGTTCGTAGGTTGTTGTTTGAACTCAGTTACTAATTCGTTAGCTTTGTTGAGCTGATAACTTTCCAATAATTCTTGTTGATAACGTTCAAAGAAGCCGTATCCAATGAAATCGGAGTTGTAAAGTTTAGTTATAGTATCTGCATCTAAAAATTCTTTATCTTTAGTTGCTTTTAAATAGATTTCTTGATGATCTATCTTTCCGACGTCCATTACATAATTGAAAAAGGTTTTAAACTTTTCGTTCGTAAACATGTAATCTTTAACTCTTATCTTTTCTAATACGTCCGGTTGTTTAAGTAGCGTAGCGATTATTGTACTTTCAATTTCGAATTGTCCGTAATTCATTCGTTTTCGCCCCCAAATTCTGCCAACTTATTCATGAACTTATCTAGCGCTATTTTTCTTTGTCTGACATATTCGGGGTCATTCTGCATTTTCCATTGGTGTGTAGCGGTTTCGTTATCTACTGGCTCGATAGATACTTTTTTAGGTTCCTTACGCATGATTGCTGGTAAGTTAGGCGGGTACGGGTTGTTACTGTTGATATAAACATCTACCGCTTTTACAGTTGGTTGATAATCTCCATTTTGACTTAATACATCAATCCACATTTCTAACTTCGGTTTATCAAAATCAATGTTGTATACGTACCTAACTTTTTTAATAATTTCTAATGCTTGTGTTTTGCTCATCGGCATTAGTCATCACTCAATTCTTTTTCCATTTGTGCAATGACATCATCAGTAGTATTTTTTCTAGGTGCTATTTTATTTTCTGCATCTTCTTTTGTTTTGACATTCTCTTTAGCCCAGTTGTTTAAAACTTTAATTAAATAGCCACCATGCGCACTTTTGCTTTTAGTGTACTCAACACCTACTTTTACAACTTCAAAAGCGTTTGTACCTATATCATCAATAGCAAACCCTAATTGTTCCATTTGATTAGGTGTTAACTTATCATCCAAATTTGCAATTATATATTTTATTGAAGATGAGAAGACGGCTTCTCTTTCTTCTTCTTTATTCTTATATTCTCCTTCTCTTTCTCCTTCTCTTTCTTCTTCTTCTTCTGTATCGTTACGTAACGTTACCGTAACGTTACGTTTTGCTTCTAGTAACTTTTTCTGTTTCTCACGATAGCGTTGTTGTCGCAATTTATTTTTTTCTTTATGCTTAGCTTTGCTATCTAAGCTTTGATGCTTCTCCCAGTTTGTCACTTTTATGACACCATTAACTTTTTCAATCATGCCCAATGTCTCAAAAGTTTGAATTGCTAACCTTATTGAGTTAATAGGTCTATTAAATTCATTTGCTAACATTTCTTCGTTGTACGGCAAGTTTTCGGATAGCATAATATAACCTTGTTCATTGTACTTTCCTGATAAAGTTAGTAACTTAACCCAAATAGTTATGATCGTATCTCTTTCGGGTAAAGCTTCGATATATTTGATTTTGCTGTCATCAAACATGCCAACTTTAAGTTTTATCCACGATACTTCTCCCATTGTTTTCTCCTTTCAGCATTTTATTGAGCCTCTCATCAACTTTTATCCACGAGTCATGCAAGTGATATTTATCATCAAACGACTTAACGCCAATCGCATGTTGCTGGTTATGGTGTTCGCGACATAACGCTAATACATGTTTGTTGTAGTGATTCATTTTGTTTCTGTTCATTCCTCTGCCGACTGCTTCATAATGCGCTAGGTCTGCGTGAGGCTTTCCACAAATTACACAGTTGCGGTTGATTGTAGCCCAATACAATAGTGCTTTATCTTCACTTAACAACTTGCTTGTTTCTATGCTCATAGGTATTTGATGATGAAACATAAACGCTATAATCAGTTCTATTAACTCCCTTGCAACTTTCATAGAACAGTCGCGCAGACTGATTTCTTCATAACCTTTCATAATTTCCAATTCTGTTTGTAATAATTTTCTAATTGATTCCACCGGTTCTCCCCAGTGAAGTTCTATATCTCTACACATTGCGAATATTTTTTTGCGTTGTTCTATAGATAGTTTTTTATTATCCGGAACCTCTACTTCTGCTTTTAGTGGATATCCGTTTTCTAGTAAGTCAATGTGACTTTGTTCAAGTTCAACACCAGTAGCAACGACGGAATAAGTGCCGTCATTGTCTTTCTGGTATCTTGTAATGTATTGCATTTAAACCACACCTTAAAACGCTAAATCTTGGTCGTCATATCCAAATTGGCCACTGCTTTCAAATGGATTGCTTTGTTGAGACATTGATGTTTGTTGTTGTGCCCCGTTATTTTCTTCAGCTTTTTGCTTATCTGTCTTCGGAATAGGTTTGTTAACAACATCATCGCCCTTTTTGTAAGGTTTAATAAATGAAAAATCCGTAAAATACTTACCTTCATCTTCATTGAATTTCCATTTCAATACCAAGTGACAAAACTTACCAATAAGATCATTGGTATCAAAATCTAAGCTAGGAAGATTTAACTTAATACCTAATCGAGTAACTAATTCAATCAATTGTTTTTCTTGGAAATCATATTTATACGGCGGTACAAATTGATTATGTTTATATTGTTTGCCTTCATCATTTTCAAATACGATTGTGAAATATCTATTTTCTCTATCATTGAATTCAATATTTTTAACTTTCACTGTGAATTCTCCAGCTTGAAACCCTGCTGAGCCGTTATAAAACTTTTCTTGATTTGTTTCTTTAGTAAATTGCGCTTGTCCTGTGATTTTCATAATTAAATACCGTCCTTTTTAGTTTTTTTATTAGTTTCCATTTCTGATTGCTTGTACTACGTCCGTAATGCTAGGATTTGCAAATTTCTTATTGTTAATTGTTATTGAAGGTGAATGTCTAATCTTTGTTTCAAACGTATTAGAAGGTTCAGCGTTTAGAATATATCTAGCTTTCTTTTCTCCGTTATCATCAAATTCTTCAATCATTGCCCTAGCTAACACATCACTTTGAGAAGTAATAGCTTTTTTAATTTGTTCTTGCGCTTCAATAGTGATAGTAGGGTTGATAGTGCTACCTTCATCATCTTTATCTTTGTTGATACCTTCATGACCTGTAATAACAAAGTGGAATTTGTATTCTTCTTGAAGTTTTCCTATTAATCTGTACATACTGACAATTCGTTCAGCAACTTCTCCCCAATCATTAAACGTTGGTTTTTTAGACTTATTTTTCATCACATCATTCAATGTCATATCTCTAAGTTTTTGAATAGTTTCAATAACTACAACATTGATTTCTTGTCCGTTTTCTCTCATCTCCTGTAAAATTTGAGGTAAAAAATTTACAACATAAACAAAGTGTTGATAGTTCTCGATTTCTACGTCTGATCCTTCGTCAGTAACCGTTGTTCCACCTTCGTTAATGTCAATGACGAAAGCGTCTTTATCTCTTGTAGCAAACGTGGTTTTTCCTGAGCCAATTTTTCCGTATACTGCAAATTTATAGAATTTCCTTTTATTTTTCTCAGCGATATTATTTATCTTTAGTTTTTTGAGTATGCTTACTTTTTCTTGTGGTTCTTGTTTTTCCTCAGTCATGTTCTACCTCCTCATACTCAATTGTTTCTGTCACTGTTTTCTTGATTGCTTTGTGATAATCCATATTGATACTCGCTTCTTCCATACCGTTAAACTCCCTAGCTCTATTTCTATTTGTGGAGTAACTAATATCTGAATTGTTATCGGTTGGTTTGTTAGTTATATAAATTGGCATATCCCTATGACGAATGATATAAGTTACAGTCTGCTTCATAGCGACCTCCTACCATCTCATGACTAAGTTAATTAGTCTGTCCTGTTCGTCTGTGTTCTCTTCAATCCATTCATCTATTGCTTGGTTGAATAAGTCTGATGCCATATCTAAGTCATTCTCATCTACGACATAAGCATGTTTAATTGGTACGTTGTTCATATCTTTAACTTGTATTGATATGCCCATATGACCTTTTAAAATGAATATTTTAAAATCGAATCCGTTAACATGAATATTTTTGCGTATGATTTCGCCTATTTCGTAATACATCTTGACTTCCTCCTTGTTTCGTTTTATATTTAACTTGAAATTTTTCTTAAGTACTTGATACTGTTACTTGTTGGCGCAAGTAGCAGTTTTTTTATTCTTCATAAAAGTATTCCTTATAAAATATGAATGTCGCTATGCTTGCGAATCCTGCAATTGACCACGCTGTGGTGAAGTATAGAAACGGCATGAGTACAATCGCTAAGACTGTGAAGCACAGTACTGCTAATAGGTAGCTTTTATAAATGTTACTCATTTTCTTTTTTCAACTCCTCCATTATTCTCTGGTCTGATAAGTCGTGATAAGGGAATTTTTTCCTAGCTAATTGGACTGGTATTCTGCCTCGTATCGCAATGTATCCTTCATCTTCAAGCTCTTTATTCAGTTCTCTTATTATTTGTCCTGCTTTGGATTTAGAAACAGATAAAATTACCGCAAGTTCTTTAGCTTGCAAACTATTTTTCATCATATCTTTTCCTCCTTTAAAATAACTGTTGATTCTCTGGGTTATCTGCTTCGTAATTATCTGCAATAATACTTTTAGCGAAAAAGTCCAAACTGACCTTATATAGGTTGTTCATAGATTTCTTTACGTTAACCCCTTCCTCAAGTACATAAGGCACCCTAAAATCATTTATAAACAGTCCGTTTTCGTCTAAAGTAACGGTTGGTAATTCAGGTTTGTTCCGTCTATAAACTTCTCCTAGTGTAGGTTTTTGCTTTTCAGCTTGTTTAGTGAAGTCGGAAAATGCCTTAAGTAGTTTTATTCCTGAATCAGGATCACTGTGTCGCTCAATCGTTTCTGCTGTAGACTCTTTACTAAAATCATTCCGATTGATTACAGGCTTTCTCGTATTTCGTTCAATCTTCCAAACCTTCCACGTCACAACTGCCATTGTGATGAGGAGGGTTGTTTTATATAGTGTGTTCATTGATAATTCCTCCTATTAAGTTGTTTGTTCAATTGTGTGTTATTCTTCTTCGTCTAAATCAAAGTGCTGTTCGATTTGGTCAATTGCCCACTCAATCATTGATTCAAGGTGTTTCTCTCTGTCGACTTCGTAAGTGTGCTCAATCTCGCCTGCATATGTCACAGTAAGAGTATCTTTGTGTGTGTATGTTTGACTTTTGTTTTCTTTAACTGCATAAAGTGTTAATACTATATTGTTTAGCTTTTCTTTTTGTTCTGGTGTCATTTACGCTCCCCCTAAATTAGCTTCATAACCGAATTCAGTCATGATTTCATGTATTTTCAATCTGCCTTTTTGTGTCCATCTAGTTTGTAAAACTGTGTCTTCTCTGCCATCAGAACGCACAATTGTTATAGTGTCTGAATCTGTGTAACTCTTGCCCATGTGTTCTGAGTAAAGCACCCACTGTTTATTTACTTTTCGTTGTAGTCTAGCTTCGTGTAGTAGTTTGTTTAACTTTTGTGCTGATATACCGTAGTCTGCCGCGATTTGAGTTGTGGCTAATGTGCCAGTTGACTTTAAGATTTCATCTACATAGTCTGCTTTGGGTTTTAGTTCTCCGATTTCTTGTTGTAAAAGTAAGTTTTGCTCTTTTTCTTTCTTATACTCAGTCAACACTGTAATGATGTAGTCTGGATCTTTTAATGTTTGTTCAATTACATTGTCTGTTGCGTAGATACCGTGTTTGCGAATAGCTGGTAGGACTTCCATCGCCAACCAATCTTGAAATTTTTCTGCTACAGCATTACCTGCTTTGAAAGCCAACTTATATACCATTGGTTCTGGTATGAAATCGCCTTTCCCAACTTCTTGGGAAAGATATTTACCTAAATATTTATTGATAGTTTCCCAACGAATATATTGTTTGCCGTTTTTAAACTGAGTGAACCCCAAACTTTTTGCGACAGTTTCTAAATCGAATAAATTATTTTCATTATCTTGTTTGATTAAGATTGAAAACATGTCGTTACTGAAAGTTTTAATTTCATTCATTAACTCTTCACCTCTTCTTTAATTTCTAAAATTTTCGCAATACGTTTCTTTTGTTCAAAAGCATCTCTACGTCCACGTAAAATATCCGATAAGTAAGCACTTGAAATTTCTAGCATTTCCGCAAGTTGCTTGTTTGTCATGTTGCGTTTTAATAATTCCGTTCTCACTTTCAAGCCGAAATCTGTTGTCGACATATTAGCACCTCCTATAACATTTTTTCTAAGCAAATAAATTATCTGTTGAACACCAATAACTTTTATGCTAATATTTAAGCATAGTTTAATAAACCTATAACAATTCGTAATGCCTGTCATAAAGGTATTGAATACTCGTTCCCCAACGAATAATTGTTATGTGTTTAGTAAGCTAAATTTAAAGCTTAAATACAGTATATTAACTTTTATGCTAATTGTCAACAAAAATAGCGAAAAAGTTAATCTGTGATAGGAGAAATTTATGAATCTAGTACAAAGAATCCGTAATTTGTGCAATTCAAAAGGTATGACTTTTGCTGAATTAGAGAGAACTTTAGGGTTTTCAAACGGACAAATCAGAAGATGGGAGAAAACCAAACCAGGCATTGATAAGGTGCAAAAAATTGCCGATCACTTCGATGTATCAGTTGATTACTTATTAGGTAGAGAAAAAGATGAGTACTCCGGAGAAGATAAAAGTGAAGATATTCTTATTATGCATCGAGCTACAGAAAATATGACGGAGGCACAAAGGCAAAAAGCTTTGACTATATTAGAAGCAATGTTTGATGATTGGGATGATTTAACTAAGTAACAAAGGGGCTTTTTAATTGAGATTAAATTATGAAAAATCTTTTTTTAAATCTGCGAAAGCAGTTTACGAGATCACAAATGGTCTATATAACTTATCTTTTCCTTTAGATATATTTGAAATTATCTCAAAAGATAAACGTATTAAATTAGTGACTTTCTCTGAATTTTCTCAGAATACTGGCACTTTATATTTTAAAATACCTTCTATTTTCGGTTCAGAAGAAGCGTTTCATATTAGAAAAGGAGACAAAGCGATTATAGTTTATAACGATTTACTGCCTATGAATCGTCTAAGATTTACTTTAGCTCATGAATATGGTCATTTTATAATGGGACATACTGGAGTTAATTTAAATAAAACATTCACATATAAAGATTATTATAGAAGGATTGCTGAAGAATATGAAGCAAACTCATTTGCTTCATGTTTATTGTTTCCTTTACATATAAGATACAAATATATAAACAACTTTAATATTGAGCAAATTTCGTACAAGTATCAAATGAGTTTTCAAGCGATCCATATAGCGGTAAAAGTAATCAGAAGACATATACACAATGGGTTAAACGACTATATGTCAAATAACGAAAATTACCACGCAGAAAACTACTTAAGTTTTTTAGAAGAGAAAATGGAAAGCAAATCTGATTTTATAAATGAATTTAAATATGCTTATGATCTAACGATTTAACAATCAAAAAATAAAGGAGAAATGAACATGAAAGAATTACCTAAGAGCAGATTAACGTTCAAAGAAAGTATGATTGAGAGTCAATATTTAGCAACTAAAACAAAAGAAGAAAAGAAACAATACAAGCAACTATCTGTTGAAGACAAAAGAGAAATTTTAAAAGAATACCAAAGTAAACCTAGAAAAGAAGTGAAATTTGAAAGTGAAATCAATAAATCTGACGAAAACTTATCTAAAATCTACCAAAGATTTAGCGAAATAGGTGTAGAGGATTTGTTTGGTACAAAAAAAGAAGTGAAAGAACTACCTATGATTTTAAAAGATAATGAAAACATAATGTATGTAACTTCGGGATTGTACAATAATAATACCTACTTAATAGTATGTACTGATCTAAGATTGTTATTCTTAGATAAAGGTATGATATATGGTTTGAAATTTCATGAATTTCCATTCGAGAAAATCAATTCTGTTTCGTATAAAAAAGGACTTCTTTTTGGCGAAATAATTATACATCACGGTTCATCAAGTATCGCTATAGGAAGCATATCAAAAAACACTGTATCTAGAATGGCGGAAACAATACAAGAACAAATCTCTATTCGAGAAAGTTCTATGAAACCATCCAATTCTGAAAAAATGAGTTTTTCTGTTGCTGATGAATTAATAAAATATAAAGAATTATTAGATGTCGGAGTAATTTCTCAGGAAGAGTTCGATAAGAAAAAACAACAATTATTGGATATTGATTAATAGCGCTTGTGTGGCGTGAGGAGGATGAGGTATGGAAGAGAATAAAACTTTAAAAGAATACTTGCGTAATTTTTTAGAAGGTTACAAATATGTAGTTGAAAACAGATACATTTATCAGTTTAGTAGTAATCCGGAAGCCTTCCCATTCATGAGAAAAGACGATTACAAGATTTCGATATTTTATCTAAATCAATCTTTTTTTGAAGAACCTTGCATCGTTGTTATCTCAAATGACAGTAAATTAAAAGAAATATATAATTTTCGTAATACTGATATCAAACATTTGTCTAAACACTTTACTTCATACATATATGATTCTAAAAAGTATGTAGAAGAACAATCCGGATTATTAGATTTTAATAACTACATTTATTACACGTCTATTTACTACGGAAAATATATCGGGACTGTAATAATACAAAACAATTTAGATTTATTTTTTAATTATGGCAAACGATTAGCTAACGATCATTACAATACATTGATATCGAAGTCGAAAGAGAAATTGATAAACAAAGCACATGATGAAATACAACCGTTCAACCACTTAGATTTAAATAGCATGAAAAAGATTGTTGATGATATAACTTTTTCTTATCAAATAGAACAAGGATTACAAGCTTATAAAAGGGAGTTGTATTTGCCAGCTGCAGCAACCTTTGCTGTTGCTATAGAGACGTTTTTAATCAAATTAAAAAAAGTGAATAAAATCAAACATAAAGACACCGATTCAACTATGTACACCAAATTATTAGGAGAATTAACTAAAGAGGGTAAAGTGAATTATAGAACCAAAAAACGGGTAGAAATTGCTTATAGTATGAGAAATATAATCAACCATTCACAAGCCGGTGCAGTAGCCAAAGGTGATTGCGACTTCCTTTTAAACACACTAAAGGACATCGTTGATGAAAACGAAAGAATATTAACCGAATACAGTAAATCAATTAATAAGACGGAATAAATAGATATCCTTGTATTCGGACTCTATTTTTAACATAATTTGTTCATAAATTTTTAATTTAAGTTCTTGTTCATCGTCATAAATATCAAATTCACTACTATAATTTTCAACTGATTCTTTTATATAAGCTATTTCTGCGTCAGTAAACTTTACGCACATTTCATCACCTACTTTTTATTTTATTATATCACATTTAGTACCTAGTACTAAATTTCGGGTAGCCCGCCTACCCTTATTATTTTTTTGCCAATTTTGAGGAGGGAGAAGCAAAATGCCAGTATATAAGGATGATAATACAGGTAAATGGTATTTTTCCATTAGATATAAAGATGTATACGGTAATAACAAACGTAAGATGCAACGCGGTTTTTCAACTAAGCGTGAAGCTAAGAGAGCAGAGGCTATCTTTTTGAATGACGTAAACGAAGGATATAGCGATTCAAAAACATTTGATTATGTTTTTCATCACTATTTAGAAAATAGCGATTTGAGACCTAAAACAAAACGACGCAAACAAAATGAATATCATAAACACTTTAAAGCTAAGTTCGGGCACATAAAAATGAATAAGATAACGCAAAATCAATGCCAAGAGTTTCGTAAATATCTAATAGAGAATGTAGCGTCAACAAATTCTGCTCGTACAATTTGGTCAGGTTTTAAAGTTGTAATTAATTATGCCAAAAAATACTTTGGATTACGTACAGATCCAACAATATCAATTAAACCTATTCCGCGTGTAAAGCCAAAACCTAAGTTTATGATGCGTGAAGAATTTGAAGAAAGAATCAAAGACATTGAAGAGCAAGATTACAGAGAGTTATTTACATTAATGTTTTATACAGGTTTAAGGATTGGCGAAGCTATGGCTCTTGTTTGGACAGACTACAATAAATACAAAAAAGAGATATCCATAAATAAAACAATGGACATCTCTAATAGAACTATATTTCCGAGACCAAAAACAGATAGTTCAGAGGATATTGTTCCTTTACCTAAATTCATCAATACAATGTTAACTGAACGACACCAACGTGAAAAAGAGTTAAATAAATATTTTGATGAACGTAGTTATTTTATTTTCGGAGGAATGGCTCCCAAACATTACAGTCATGTTCAAAAGAAATTCCAAAAAGCTTTCCCCCATTATAACATTCACGCGTTAAGACATTCTTATGCATCTTATCTTGCAAATAATGGTGTAGATATTTTCGTTTTACAGTCACTCATGAGACATGCTCAAATCACTGAAACGATGGGCACTTACAGCCATTTATATACTCAGAAAAAACACGATGCAATAGCCATTTTTGACAAGTAA